TGATAGTTCCATCGTAGAACTTGACGGGGTAGAAGTCAACAACCATGTTGCCATCTTTGGAGGTGAGTTGCATTTGATGCGATTCCTTTGACTCTTATAGTATTGCACCGATCGGTGCGGAAATCAAGCGATGGTGGACAGCACGGCGACTGTCACAATTTTACTTTGCTAACCCATTCAATTTGAGGTAGATAGTGCTACACTTCTGCAACTGCGTTTCATGATAGTCCGTCCACTCTTTTACCTCTCCAAGAATATCATCCAGGAAATCTTGTGGGGTTAGATCATCATCAGTCAAATACTCTGCTACAAGATCTGCAATACTATTACGCAACTGTTTTCTATATGTACCTTCAGCGATTACTGTATCCATGTGAAACGAATCCATCACAATCCTCCTGCTTGATTAACAAAATCTTTTGCATCACACACAGTGTTAAAGTGTGCAATAGTCTGCATAATTGCAGAGTGTCCAACTTTAGTCAGTTTGCGAAGATTGTATCCTTCGCCATCAATGTTAGTGAAGATTTCACCGATAAGAGCACCATCCTGATAGATGTGTTCTTGATACCAAACCAGTTCATTCTGGTTTCGAGTGTAAAGCAAACCGTTGTTGTTGTTCATGATTTCAGTTAGCGATCAGTTCCATGTTGAGGTTGTTGACACACTGCACACCGCAGTAATATGCATCCAACCAGTTATCAAAACTCTCGACAGGATTGTTCTCAGTAGAGAGAACATTGCCACTCTCGTGATAAGCAGTCACAGTGCGATGATAAACAACAAACTGATCAACCCATTCGTTATTCTTACGAACGGCAGTGTGCTTAATCGAGATGTCGTTATTCTCGATGAAACGATAGACAGAAGCAGACCGCATGTGAGTAGCAGTCAACTCGCTGCCCCAGTATTGCTCGAACTTGATACCTTGAGAGAAGAGAGTCACTTGAGTTGCGTTGTTTTCCATGATCCTAATATGACACAGAATCGACCCCAATGGGGGAAAAGGTGTGCAGTACGGCAACTGTCACACTACCAATTTGCTTATACTAATTGACAAAAGAAATGCCAACATGATAACAACGTCCCATGATTTAGTACGAACAAAGTATGGAACAGAGATCACATCTGCAACCAAGTTAATAGCGACTCCTGCAATAGTGTTGACGTGTAGAATAACAAAGTAGGCAGTAATGACAAGAAAACTGCCTACAATTCTCATAGGGACATCAACATGTCCCCTGTAACTTACAAATCTGTTCATTCCTTTCCTTCATCATTTTAGTCATGTCAGAGTTAAGAACACTCACAAGAATGTTTGCTCCGAGGAGGATAATGATAGTGCCTAGTGCAATTCTCATACGGCAAGTGCTCCTTCGGGAATTGCAACAATCTCTGGACCTTTACGATCATCAAACTCATTCATATTATAACAAATCCACTCACCTTTGCGGAAGATGTAGGAGTATTCTTCACCTTGACTTAAGAACTCTTCCACAGTCTGATCATAACGAGGAGGGCAAGATTCTCCGCGTCCAGAGTAATACTGAGGACCATACTCTTCGGACTCTTTTTGCTCAATCACATAGGGAGCAATTTGCTTACCAGTCCAACGATCTTTAGTCCAGCAAGTTGACATGTCACCACCATCAATCAGTTCGGATGCTTTATCCTTGCTGTTGTAATGTGTGGTGAGAATACGACCCAACCACTCAGGATAACCGTCCCAGTGGTGATAAACAGACAGGATAGAATCGTCTGCAAGTTGAATACCAATGCGGGAACGAGTTGCCATAATGAAAGAGGAAATGTGTGGAGGGGAGAATTAACCTCTCCCCTTGACTCTTATAGTATTGCACTGATCACCGCCCTTTGCAAGCGATGGTGGACAGTGCCTCAACTGTCACTCTCTAATGAAATTATATGTTGCATTGGGGTCAATATGCACTTCCTCCGCTTCAGCGGCAGGTGCAACTTCTTCACGTTCTGCTACTTCTTCTTCGATAAGTTCTTCGTATGCAGTAGTATCTTCATCTACAGTTGGCGATTCAGTTACTTCTACGGTTTCGGGTGCAATTTCAGGTGCAGCGGCGGGTGCAGGTGCTTCTGGGCGCTTTCCACCCAGCAATTCTCCAAATCTTGTCATTTTTGTGAACAAATACGTCGATATATTTATTACCAGTCCTTCTTTTTAGTGAAGTTACGGTAGGAGAACTCTCTACGGTTGACCAGTTTGTAAGTACCAAACTTGTTGGTCATAACGAAACCCTCATGAGCACAATCTACACCCTCAAACTGACACTGAACGTTCTCCTCGGAGGTGATACCTTGCATGAGAAGATGCTTGATCTGGATGATAAGTTTGTACAGCAAAGTCAGTTGGATACCCATACCTGCATTGGAAATATCTTTCTGTCCACGAATACACTTATTGACGGCAATCTTCAGTTCTCGTCCTCTTTTGATGTCAGGTAATCTAACAACAGACGCAACCAAAGTAGCAAGACCAATAAGGTAGTCAACTCTACGACTACGGGAGGTAATTGTTGCATGAGTATCTAAGTATTTGGTATCACTACTGCCACAAGCATATCTATCAAATTGTGCATCAAAATTAGCAGATAATGTCTTTAGATCACCACCAAGGTAATTAGTATGAACTGCTACAGCAATACCCTCTTCAATCTCTTGATCAAACTTATATGTAATAGTGTTGGGAGTATATGTGTCAGTGCCACCGTAACCTATAAAATCACCCTGCCAAATACCAGCAGTCCGACGCAAACAATCAAAACAAGTGTGCAGAATAGCAGCAACCTTGTAGTTGTTGCTGTGATTTATATCAATATCATGATGACTATAGTTAATCTTGACTTTTACTTTATTAAATACAGACTTTGTACCAACAAACCAACGACCTTTATAAGTTCCGAAGACAATAGCAGGTGCTCCGTCCCACTTTACAGTGGCAGTGCTGTTACGATCACGCAGAAACTGCAGCATATTGTTGAAAGCATCACGACCTGATAAAATCGCGTCTTCGGGATGCTCTAGGTGTGTGTTTTTCATGAGTATATAATAACCCACGAAAAACCCCAAAATCAAGGGGTAGTGTGACAGTTTTTATATAGTCACACTCCAAAACGATGATGCTGCTGTTTTTTGAATGCTTTTATATAAAAGGCAATTTGCACAAAAAAAAGCACCCTTGCGGGTGCCATGTGTTATTCTTCAATGCGTCTCATCTTATCCGATAATATATCCTCAACCTGTTCTAAGATAATCACATCCTCATCCATATTGGCATCTGATAGTGTCTCACTGTAGTGGTACAATGCCTCACATAAGAGGTTGTATTGATCATGATTCAGATGACAATTTAGATGGTACATGTTACCTAGACTTTGGTTTGCGAACTTTGAACTTTGGGTTTCGTTTTAGATCCCGTTTTAGTTGGTTTAAGTATTTAATATGTTTTGATGCTGAGGGTAATAGTTTCTCAGGATCTTTGTTGTCTTTAGTCAATTTGATTCCACACAATGTGAGCAATATCTTCGTCGGAGAACTCAGTTAGATCATCAATGAAATCTGTGACACGTTCTTCATCATCCATTCCTTCGATTGACATCTCAGAAACAATAGCACGAGCGTCTTCGTATTGTTCTTCATTGACAAGAATTTCAAGACGTGCCATATATTGTTCTTCCATGACTTCAATGCATTTGTCACGGATTTTGTCGATCATTCTCATTGGAAACACCTCTCTAATGGGTTAAGATTGAGTTGCATTGCTGAATATGGAGTTGTGAGGTTAAAGTCTACCTCATCTCCAACTTTTGTTGAGTTGATTGGAGCGTGGAAGGTTCGTTTCTTTGTATTATAGAATCCCCAGATACAACGAGATTCATCACCATTATTGTAGATCCACCGACGAGTAGATACAATCCAAATTGCAATAACATTACTTTTGTAAGGAATTGCCTCGTATTTGTAATCATCTGGTGGTGCATGTCTAAAACCGATTTCTCTAAGTTCATGTGGACATTTGGATAAAGTTGTCATAAACAATGTTGCAGATTTCTTTCTGTTGTTCTAATACATCAGGATCAGTTCGTTGCTGTTCCATGAGTGCATACTTAACTTCAGATTGAATCAAAATGCGTAAGAGTGAGAGTTGTTGTTCATTGAGAATTGACTGTGGGTTTAGCATTACTTCTCAATTTTCCAGTCCATAGATCCACCCTCAGGAACCCAAAAGAAGTAGTTACCGTTAAGAGATTTGAGGAACATCCACTGTTTTCCACCTAACTCACGAGTCGATTCTACAGTGCAAGTGTGGAAAGAATCCATCTCATTTGCAAAGCGATTCTTTGCTTTACGAGAGACAGGACTGACACAGATTCGCTTCAGTTTCGTAGTCATGTGTTTTGTGTCGATACGATCATTGTAGGGCATCAAGCAGGGGATTTCCCGTTGACTGTGCCACTTTGTTGGACTGTCCACTTGATTTCCTTTTTTTCTTTGTTTTAGATGCAGTGGACGGGGTAGAGGTCGCTTTCTTGGGAGATTTCCTCTTTTTGTATTTTTCTACCTTACTCATGGCACTTTGGAATGTGCGTGATACATCACTGAGCACACTTCCATTGTGAATGATAACCCACTCTTTCTCACCAATGCATGGCACTACTGCCCACATGCCGTCTGGTGAGACATAATCTCTCACGCAAACTGGGTCTAACATAGTAGAGTTAAAGTTGTAATACTTTTGCTCTTTACCCATACGTCCTCATGAACTCATCTAGAGTGAAGATGTCATCGGTTGATGTCTCCTCCACCAACTCATCATAGGATAGTTGTTGTAGCATATCTAGATGTTCTTCCATTGTCAGATCTTCATCAGGATCGAAATCATCGTGGCATAACCACTCATACTCCCGTTGAAGTGCATCAATTAGTTGTTGTTTAGTGTAGTTCATTTGCGAACCTCAGAGATGGCAGGTTCACCCTTCTCGAAGATAATGTCCACAACAGATTGCAGACGTTTGTGTGTACTGATGCCGACGTTAGAGTAGACAGGGACACACAATTTGCCGAAGGGTTTGCGATAGGTCTCCAACTTACCAGGAGTGATGACACCAGTGCGGAGATCTTTTGCGTCTTCCTTGTTCAAACGAATGACACGACCGATAGTCTGTGCCATGGTAATGTAGTCCATGTTACGCATAAGAATACATGCAGAAAGACCACTGACGTTGATACCCTCAGAGAGAATAGAGTGGTGGAACATAACAAACTTGCGGTCTGGATCACCACCCCAGGCATTCATAGTGTCAAAGAATACCTCACGATTGACCTTCTTACCATTAACAAATGCACCATACTTGCTGGTGATCCAGAGTACATCACGACCCTCAAGATTGCACTTAGCAACAAACTCAGTTTGAGTCACGAGATTGTTAATGTCTTTGGTCTTACGTGCTGCTACCATGACCTTCTCCATGTTGTCTTCGTTGTGAAGCAAATTGAGAATCATATTGCAGTCACGCACAGCAACATCACCGATTGCAGTGTGCATCTTGACTGCGGTAACTTTAGGGGGAATGATAAAACCACCGTTGATCAGTTCAGGTGCAGGAACCTTGCAAATTACCTGACCATAAACCTCAACATCGTTCATGCCTGGTTTGCGATGAGTGAGGGAATGTTTGGGAGTTGCAGTAAAGAAATAACAACGATCTGCCTCATGAGAGAAGAACTCAGTCGCAGGGAAAAAGTTCTTCTGGACACTATTATGTGCCTCATCAAAATAGATGTTATTGACCTCAATGTCTGCCTCCATCACACGATGAAGAGAATTGTAGGTGGTGAAGATAATAACGTTCTCACCAACAGAACGGGCAGTGTTAGCGAACAGGTGAATCTGTTCGGGTTTGGTAGAAGAATAGTGATGAGTTTCACCACTATGAACGTGCATTACATGAGTGTAGGTAGTATCAAGAACCTCCAAGAACTCAGAGCACAGTTGTTCTGCAAGAAGGATGCGGGGTGCTACAACAACTGTAGTGATTCCTTTCTTGATAATATCGTGATTGACCTGAACATCAACGATCATCGTTAGAGTTTTGCCACCACCAGTAGGTACAATGATTTGACCTTTATGGTGAGCAAACATTGCATCGACTGCACGTTGTTGATGGGGACGGAGTTGCATCAATTAACCTTCGATACATATATCATTGCATAAAAAAAGTCCACCGTCAAGAGACAGTGGACAGTTTGCCGTACTGGCACATGGTATCAGAATTGATTGAGAAGTTTCAGAGTTTCAGTATCAAACTGTTCTTTAACTCCACAAGAAGGCAACCAATCTTCGGGACCAGTTTCCATCATCGACTCGTAAAGTTCATCGAAATCGTTGTACTCAAAATCGAAATCGTTGTTCATGATGTAGTGTTGTGTACTCAGTTAGATTAGATTAGTTTGTGGTGGTTGTCAACCCTGTGGTGCCACTTCTTCAGGTGGTGCAGTTGGGATCTGAGCAGGCATGCCGTCTAGATCAAACTTTTCTGCCGCCTCTCTTGCTTCTTTAACTTCGGAAATCATGTTAAAGAGAGCAATTTGATCCACTTGCATTTTCTTGAAAGATGCAAGCACAAGCGCCTCTAGTTCGTTGATGCGCTTATCTACTTCACCCAGAGAACTCATGGTTTGTTTGAGTTGTTTCTGGAGAATCTCTTGTTTGTGAATAGAAAACTGTTGGTCTGCCATAATGTTATCAGATGTCGTTTTATTTATCGGACGTAGAGGTAACTACCTGCCCAATCTGCCCGCATCATGCACTCTTCACGGGAAGAGATGATGAGAAGATTGTAGCGAACACCCTTTGCGGGTGATTTCCATGATGCAGACTTGTAGACTTCGCCAGTCATACGATCCACAAATGCATGGACAGATCGAGAACCACTAGAATCAATCATGATGATTTTGTGATACTTACGACCAGACTCGATCACATACTGATAGATGCCAATCTCATCTTTGATGTCATCAATACAACGATTGTGATAATCTATCGTGGATTGATTGTCACCCTCTTGAATTGCACGAGCAATAGAAGCAAAGTGTGCCTTGATAGAATAACGTTTGAAGTCATCCTTCAATGCTTCACACAGTTGTTCAGTATGTCTGAGAACCTTAAGAGAGATTTTCTCTTTAGCGAGTGTTGCAGTCATGCGCCATTCCTTTGACTCTTATAGTATTGCACGTCTGAGACCCCTCTAGGAGCGTCTGTGTGCAGGTTGTTTGACTGTCACAGTACAATCTAGTTCAACCACTCATAACGACGCCTCAGAGGTAATTTAATGGACCATGGCAAATATGATACAAATACTGAGATAAGTCCTCGGATGACATCTCTTTTCCTCCACCATCTGATAAACCAAATGATAAAGATTGTGAGTGTAATAGGCCAAAAGATAATAGCAAGTCCACCAATGATTAAGAACCCAAAATCAGATTCAGTAAAGGCAGTTCCTGCACCTGCAGCAACACTAGCAGCAGTAGCAACAGCAGGTGGGATCTTTGGTGCTGGTGCTGGATCTTGCGTGGGATATAGTGAGACATACTTAGCACCAGTGCGTGATGCAACTTCTGCTGTTGCATCATGTATATTGTTGTTGAGAGTAGTAAATGTAGAGGACTCAAGTCTGTTCGACTTGGTTCTAATCCAACCAATCCAGTTCATTATTCAAATACAGGTATTACGGGAGGATTCCATTCATCTCGGTGTGCTTTCATGACACTCTTGGGTACACCATAGTAACCCATATGCATCCACACACAATCAAGATAACGCAAATCTTCATGATCTGCATGTAATGTGAAAGAATCACAGTATTGTATAATATCTGCAGGCACTTCTTCCTGCTTAAATGTAATAGGATTTTCTACAAACATAATTATTCAAAGTCAGGTCTAAACCATATCTTATTTGTACGTCTTTTGTCAATAACTTGTGTTCTATCTTCGTTACTCAGTCTCTCAACTTTCCACCCATAATCACCATTGGTCATCATTTTAGGCATGACGTTGATGGCGAGAGTAATACGATTGTCTTCATGGTTAGTTTTATATCCATGAATGATAGTAGAAGGCCATAAGAATAGATCACCCTCGTTAGGTCTAACTTCGTCCATCTGATTAAACCTAGTATTGTTAGTATGAGGCAGAGTCAGATTGGCGGTGTTAGGATAGATCTGAACACCAGTTGTTTTAGCAAAGTATGTGGGTGTGTGATTCTCATTGAAGTTCACATAATACAGTGCAGTGACATACGAATTGGTATGATAGTGTGGTGCTTGTGTACCACCATCGTCACAGATATTGATCCAACTGTCTGTAACTATCACACCTTCTTGCACATACTCTCCCATAACATTCTCTAGGAAGATGGCACTCTGTTCTTCTACCCAGTCTCTCAACTTGTGGAACTCAGGTTTATCGAGGACAGAATAATGATCAATGTGGACTAACTCATCAGTATTTGGATTAGACTCTAGATTACTCTGACCTTTTGTGATTTCTTTTTTAATTAGTGCCTTAACTTCATCATGAAAGGGACAAGGAACAATCCCCAATGGTTGTGGCAAAATCTCTAATACTTCCATGATTATCCTAGTTCAGTGGGAGATACTGGGTCCATTGTGATATGACTATTCAGAGAAATATCTCCAGCGATTGATATTCTATATCCGTCACCAGTTTGATGTGGATATACAACATGATTTAGTGTACTAGGAAACAATAACATCGTGCCCTCAAAATCAGGAGTTAAAACCCAATCTTTCCTTTCAGTTGTACCACATATATCAGTGTAAATTATACTGAAATCTCCTGCCTGTGGTCTAAAACCACCTTGTATGTTCCTCTCTACATTACCATCGAAAGGGATACGCATCCATACAACAAAACTAAAGACTCCTTGATGACTGTGAAGAGTCTGATAATCATTGACTTCCGCTGCTCTCACCCAGAACCTATTCAGTGAAAGATCATGATAGTGAGTAGTCCTATGTATGAAAGGCAATACACCTGTGCTGCAGAACTTCTCAAAGTAGTCTGATATCAATGGCATCAAAACACTTTGAGTGAATGAATCATCGTCATCACGCATAGCATATTGTTTCTGTTCTAGTGGAATATCCAATAATTCATTACCATCCCACTTAGAATCTTCGGGTGCATACTTACGAGCAAGTTTCCACAAATTATCAACTTGATCTTTATCAAGTTTGATTTGTAAGATGCCAGGATTAGGTAAATCTACAATTTGTACTTTCATAAGAAATCAGGAGAGTCCCAAAGTTGACCAGATCGTTGTGCAGAAACTTGTTTATTTCTATCTTCCGTTGACAACGGAGAGATTTTATATGATCCTACTCGTGTAGGCATTAGATTGGTAGAGAATGTAATTCTATCACTGGAATCGGTATTGTTTCTCTTATATCCATGGACAACATTAGAAGGCCATAGTATAAGAGTTCCCTCCATTCCTACCACTTCGTTAGGGCAATTATACTTGGTTTGATTCTTCTTTGTCAACATGAATACCATGTCATCCCTATACTGTTGGGCAGGATTAGGTTGATAGAAGTATGTGGGCGGATCAACTTCATCATCAAAACTTACATAGTACAAGGCACAGATAACAGAATTACAGTGGGCATGTGGATATTGATAACCACCAGGATGACACACATTCAACCAACTGTCAGTGATCATCATCTCACCAATATCATACTTAAGTATATCGTGAGCATATATCTCCGCCTGCAATTCTATCCAGTGTCTTAATTCAGTATACTTATCTGCATGAATTGGTGAGTAGTAGTCTAGATGTTCTAGATTCCTATCATTTAATTTTTTATGCCTATTGTCACTACGATGTTCTTCAATTTCATCAAGAACTAATTTCTTGACATTCTCATGAAAGGGGCAGACTTCAACACCTAGGGGAATAGGACAAATGTCACGAATTTCCATTTAGATTATCCATATAGTCAATGAATCCAGGAGAATCATGATTATTATCCAGGTAAGTATTGAAACTTACTGTGATCCTATCCTCATCACTCTCATTTGGTTTGCTACCATGTTCCAACCAACTTGGGAAAATATATAACCAGTTCTCTTGCAAATTCATCTCTGCAGCAGAGTTCTGATAATAGTTTGGTTTAACGTGCATCTCACACATGCGATATTGTTGCAGTGGAGATATAAAATAGAGATTTCCGCTGTTTTCTGGCAGTTTCAGGTAGAAAGCACCGCTGATGACACTAGATTCATGTCTATGTCTCTCAGTATAACCTCCAGGAGGCAGTACATTATACCAACCACCAGAGATTACAGTAGGCCATGATGCAACTTTGGTTGAGTAATCCTGCACACAACGTTGAAAGATCTCCAACAAAGGTCGAGACTTAGGATCAGTCAGTGGATCATATCCTCCATGACTACTTCTACCATTGACAGCAAGAGAATGATCACTATTCTTCTTATTCTCAATGGCATCCATTACAACACCACGAAAAGATCTCACCTCCTCAGTAAAGGAAGTGAGATCGTATGCTTCAACTAATGTGGGAAAGAGATCCATTACATGAAATTGATATTAAGTACGACCCTGAGGTCAGCGTCAGTAGTAGATGTTCCTGCGTGTTTTAGATCTCCCGTGAAGAAGACTGCCCTATTGGCAACTGAAGGAACCACATCACCCTGTTCAAAATATGTATATCCGTCACAGGTATTCAAATAATAGATGCAGATTTTACTTTGGATAGGAACCTCTCCATTCATGTCACTTGTGATGTCATAGTGGAGAGGTTTCTTGACGATTTCATGAGTTCTTGCAGTAGCATTGAACTTAACTCTCATCAGTCCATATGGATTGATCCTAGAAATAATAGGAGCAACGTTCTGCCATATTGGAGAGACTGGTTCTAAGTTATCGTAACAAGTGTGGGAGAACTGTGGACAACCATCGTCAAGATGTACTGAAGATGATGCCCAGAACCAAGGAAGTCGCCCTCCTAGGGCGAGATCCTTGAGTCCTTCAAACTCCCCTTGGGGGAGGAAATCGTCAACGATTTCTATCACGAATCACTCTTCTCCAAGTTTGCGTCTGCGAGGACAAGTTGCATGTTCTCGAAGATCGTTTGTCCACCCTTTGCGTGTGCCTTGATGTGATCCATGTGAGTCTTTTCACCGTCTTCAACCCACTCGAAGGGGATGATTTCACCAGTGAGAGCACACTTCTGATCCTGTTGAGACCACAGTGGAATCCTCCACTCTTGAGGTGCATAACGCACGGGATCTTTCTTGACAAAGATACCACGTTCTTGCATCACAGGCATAACAACATTGTCCAGGAATGCCTTGCGGTGCTTCATCTTGTAGTAAGTATTAGCACCGTAGAGGTCAACGAACGTACACATGTTGGTCTGTCCGTTTGCACTGGTTTCATACTTTGCAGTGGTATCAGACCAGAAGGGTTTGATGAGTTCCTTGTATGTCTGGAAGAAAGCGTCGTAGTTCAACTTACGCTTACTGTCCCGTGCAAGTTCACCACCAGACTTGTACACATCGACCAAGAGAATATAAAGATCGATCAGACGATTGCGACCCTTACCACCAGCACCGAAGTTAGTGCCATACTCCATCAGATAGTCACGAACAAAGGGAATAAAGATACCCTCAAAGAACTCTTTGAACTCAGGGAACTTCTGTTCAGTAATAGAGTTGGGACTATACTCTTCATCAAGAACCTTGGACTGCCAAGGATCATTCGAGGTGGAAACACCTGCAGCATAGTAGTTTGCAAGTGATGCAAGATATGCACAGAACTTGTAGCGAAGTGTATTGGACTTCGTTACAAACGAGATCTTGTCATTAGAGAGACAGAAGGTCTCTTTGTAGAGGTCATTCATGTCACGAATCCAACCACAAATATCTGCGGTGGAACAGTTACGAAGTTCCTCAGCATTGAGGTTCTCGTTGTCATTCAGTTTGCGGAATAGATCAGAACGCTCATCACGAGTCAGATCCTTGTACTCAATGAACAGGAACAGTTGGTTATCAATAGAATCAGACAACAGAAGGAAATCTCCACCCTCTGCAATCAGATTCTCACGGGTGTAGTAGTTAGTCTTGCACAGAGCAACAATAACATCATCACCATTGACGTTGATAATATAGTTGCCAGGTTCAAGACAGACCTTGTTGTCATACCAATCAATCAAAGTATCAGATCGGTTACCACCATCAATGTGGATGTGAGTGTAACCCTGATCAATGAAAGATTGCATGTGATCGATGAACTGAATGTCACGGGGATTCCCGTAACGAGATGCCATCGGTTGCAAGTTGTTGATAGTCTCTACCAGATTCACAAGGTGAAAGAGAGTAGTAGAGGAGAAACCATGAGCAACTGCACTCATGTAAGAAGACTGTTTGCCAGGAATAGAACGCCACACAGATTCGCGTTGCACAGTGCGGTCACGTCCACAATTCCGTAGAATGTCGATGAACTTAAATGCAGGTGTGTGATGCATCTTCATCGCGAGTTTGCGATAAGTTGTCAGCGAAGATTTCGCGACAGTATCGACCTTACCGAAACCGATGTTCTCTTTTTTGCTAGACATAATAAAAACTCCTTGGAGTGTAGGTTAGATGTCTTCGTGGGTCGTAACCCGTCCGACATGAGTAAGTATGTCAGATTCTGGCAGTATTGTCAACCCCCTAAACCCATAAGAAATTAAAATGGGTCGGCACTTGACCGACCCTAAGCATTCTCGTATAATAACTCTGTCAGAGTTCAATCAGCATCCATAGCTGCTTCTTTATCAAGAATCTCTAGCATTTCAATAGCACCTAGAATCTTGAGAAACTCTTCTTTCTTTACTTCAAACGCTTTAGACATTTCTTGAATCTCTTTTTCTAAAGCATCTTTGCGTTTTGTTAGATATTCTTTGTGGTCAGACATAATAAATCATCGAGTCATTTTTATTTAGAACACTAAATAGGGCAGGAAATACTATCTTATTTGTATGGAAAGGGAAGTACAAACAAATCAAGAATGGGTTCGTATGCAATCGGACCTTGAAAGAAAATGTGATTCGGATGCTGCTTCTGGAACTAATATAACTGAGTGGACTCCTGTAAGATATAATATCAAGTGTCACGAAGAAGTATATAAAACACTAGCAACCCAAGGAGATTTTCCTTGTAGGATATATTATAGAGAAGAAGAGTTAGATCCTGAAAGAACATCTGGAATCAGATCTATTGTTGTGCTTACTACTGAAGAGTTTCTAGATCCAGTAGGAGATCACGAAAACAAAGAGTTTACAGCATGGTTCTCAAAACCAGGAACAATTCTTGTAAACGCGATTTGCAGATGTCCCGCTGAAGGACAATCTATCACCAGCACAAGAGACTGTAGAGATTGTGTCAAGTGGTTGTCTGCACAAGATTTTCTTGCACAATTCAACGGCAATAAAGATAAAATTTATGTTGTAGATGAGAATAATTCAGTTGTTCTTATGAACTATGATTCTCTATCTGCATCATTATCTGTCAACGAACCAATTAGTTTTGATATTTGGGATAATGAAGTTCCTTTCCCTGGTAATGAGGATCTATTATCACCAGCGTCTTCATCATCGAGTACTGAACTTCCATCAGATATTATTGGAAATGGATCTGTCAGTCTAGTTTATAATACTCTGTTCGGTAGTGGTTCTATTTCTTTCTCTGCACTAAAGAGTAATTTTGGTGGAGGAAATTCCATCAACACATATTATCGTGGCGGAAACGCTGTTGTTAATGTATCCAATAATAACAATGTTCCTACTGGAGGAACTATTAGTTTCAGTCAATTTAGAAACAGTACTAATAAAGTAAGTGGTCACTGTAATGGCAACTTCTCTCATCTACAAATGAGATGGGAAGTTTATGGTGACACACTTTGGACAAGTAAATTAAACAAAACAACCAGACTAAGTGGACATGCAGGTGCAATCAATATTAATAATCCTGCTCTTAGATTCAATAATTCTGGTCAAGGCACGATTGAGTTAGAAACTGCTGGTAATGGATTTGCTATGGGTGAACCAGGACAACCAGGCAATGGTGGTGGCGGTAGAGGAAATGATGGCGGTTGGGCAATTCACCTCGCAAGTCCAACAAAGATTAGCGATTCTGTATGGGTAGGCAGAGTAAAAGGTGCCGGCGGCGGTGGCGGCGGTGGAGGAAATGGCGGCAGAGGTGGCGGTGGAGGTCACTCTGGAGTCATTAAATGTACTGGTTGGTTCTGTAATGGTAGGGCAAGAGATTGCCGTAGAGATGGTGGCAATGGTGGTGGTGGCGGAAATGGTGGACGAGGTGGATGGGGCAGAGGATATGCCTGGAATGGATCATCATGGGTTGACACTGCCGTGTGGCAAGGCGGTCAGGGCGGCAATGGCGGCGGTGGAGGTAACGGCAGAGCAGGAGGAAATGGCGGCGGTGGAGGTAGCGGCGGCAGTGGCGGCGGTTGGGGTGCCTCTGGTGCCGGCGGCAATGGCGGCGGTCGTGGTAACGATGGCGGAGGCGATCAACACGGTTGCGGATATAATGGAGACCGCAGTGGTAGAGGAGGAAACGGTGGCGGAGGCGGTGGAAATAACCGTGCCAAGTTCACTACTTCCGACAATGGTTATAGATATGCCTAATGTTTCTTAGTGAATGGTTCCCAATGTTCCCAACCATATTTGTGAACTGCCCACATTCCTAAGATAGGAACAAATACCAAACAAAACCCCATTGCTCCTAAAGCGATGGGGTTTTCCATTACTATTCTTGCAATATGTCCTAGTTGGTGCATCATCGTAGGTTGAGATTTTCTGGTTTATTTGGATTACAAACTAATAGATCATATGTCGGTTGTTGGCAAAAGTATTGTGGTGGTGGTTCAGGTAATCTAGACAGTGTTACTAAAGCAATGATAACTTGAAAGAATGGAAGAATGAATATAATTTTATCTCTCATGATGGATAATCCCAGTTAGTTATTCTTTCGGTTTTGTATTGTGGACCCCAAGTGCCAGGATGATAAAGGTAAGGAGCAGTGCGAATCGGGCAAGAGTTGCCAGTACATAGAAGGTCATTAACGATTCTCCAAGATTCTAATACTTCATCTGCGTGGACAAAGTTAGATTGATTACCACTAATTGCATCATATAAAAGTTTTTCATATCCATCAACTGCCAACCAATCAGGATAACGATGAGTTAAAGTGGCAGTTTCAACATGATCTGTTAATCCTGGTGCTTTAATATCAATTCTCATATCGAGGTGGGGGTGTGGTTGTAATCGAATCACAATACGATCATTAACTTCACCTTCGAATAATTGTAATGGTGGTGCTTTTAGTTTAACAACCACTTCTACACACCCATAAGGCATATTTTTACCTGTCATGAAGTGGAATGGAACACCTTGCCATCTCCAGTTATCAATATAAAGATCACCAGCAACAAATGTAGGAGTATTACTTTCTGGATCAACTCCCTCCTCATCTTTATATCCTATGTACTGTCCACACACTAACCTCTCACCCAATCTAGTTGCAGCAAGAACTTTAGTTTTTTCACGTCTTATTTCATTAGACTCCATTCTACATGGTGCTTCCATAGCAATCAATGCAAGAACCTGCAACATATGGTTCTGCAACATATCACGAACTGCACCAGCAGTTTCATAGTATTGTGAACGACCTTCACAACTGATAGTTTCAGTTGCATAGATCTGTATTTCATCTATGAAGTTGCGGTTCCAAAGTGGTTCCAATAAAGTATTGCTAAAACGGGTGGCAAGGATATTATTAACAGTATCTTTGCCGAGATAATGGTCAATGCGATATACTTGTTTCTCGCGTAGATGTCTAGCAACCACAGATTGTAGAGAATCAGCAGATTTATAATCGTACCCAAAGGGTTTCTCGATAACCACACGGGAAATATCTGGGTCGTTGAGGAGTCCTGTTTCTTTGAGATTGGTGATGGCATTTTCATACCTCTCTGGTGGTACAGATAAAAAGTAAGTATTATCGTGAATATAATCTGGCAAATGTCTCAACGTATCGACATTATCAAGATCTGCCGAGATATAATCTAGGTGGTGAAAAAACTCTTCTGGATAGTCCCCGAGAGATTCTTTCCACTGTGCTGGAGTAGGTGATCTTCTAGAACACCCTGTGATTAAAAAGTTATGTGGGAGAAGATCTTTCTTCCACAATTCAAACAATGCGGGTATTAGTTTCTTCTTGCATAGATCCCCAGTGGCACCGAAGATAACGATGCCACTTGTTTGCGGTTCAGTGTGCTGTTCCATTTCCTTTATAGTCCTCTGAGTCGTAATACGATACCTCACCTCTAAATCTTCCAAATGCGAGGGTGGCACATACAAAGGGTATTGCCAAGATTGCAAGGGCATGTCCTAACATAATCCGCTCCTAAAGGTTTTGTGGGTCAATTCCAAGGTCAATAAGATAGTCTCTCCACCATTGTGGGTTTTTATTCATCTTCCAATTTGGAACTTCTAGTCCCTTTTCGGAGTAATATTCCCACAAGGCATTATCTATGGTTTCTTTTACCCATAGTTGTTTTTTACGCTTCTCTAGTTGATCCATGTGCATGTCCCACATACAGATACTTTCCTACTTTATCTAACGTGATGTCCTCCAAACATATATCTCATTCCGTTTAGAACCTTGGACGCGAAAGCGCCAAGACGGCGCGAGTTAAAACGTTCATACAACGCAGTGCTGATGACAGGAGCGGGTACGCCAAGATCCACAGCAGCGTGAACCGTCCAACGACCCTCACCACTGTCGCTAACTCCCCCATCGAATTTGCTAAGTTCTCTATCACTCCGTAGAACATCAGCGGTAAGGTCAAGTAACCAAGACCCAACAACACTACCACGACGCCATAACTCAGCCACCTCAGCACAGTTAATGTCATAACAATAATCGGCAGGGTTGTCCATCGGGGCAACTTCTGCATCTCCTGCTTTGACATACTTGGCACCAGCATTTGCTTCGTGTAGGATGTTAAATCCTTCTGCATATGCTTGCATTATACCATACTCAATACCATTGTGAACCATCTTAACAAAATGACCCGCTCCAGGTCCACCACAATGTAACCAACCCTTCTCTGCTTGACTTACCCATGAGTTAGGTTGAGTCCTGGGGGCAGCATCAATTCCTGGGGCGAGGGCATCAAAAATGCCTTCACAAGTGGTGACCGCAGTATTTCCGCCACCAACCATAAGACAGTATCCACGGTCCAAACCATAAACACCACCGCTAGTGCCACAATCAATATATTGGATGCCCAATTTTGCAAGACGTTCTGCTCTTTTCCGACTGTCCTTAAAATTGCTATTGCCATGATCAATAATAATATCGCCTTCACGACAATATCGTAGTAACTCATTGATCGTCTCCTCTACTGTTTCTGCTGGTACAACCATCATGAAGATGCCTGGTTTCCTATCAGAAACAGACTTATAACTATGAATTACTTGAACAAGGCTTTCAATAGAAGTGGTACATCCACTGATATAACCCTTTTCATATTGCTCATTTGCTTTTTCATAGTTGTTCCTATACCCCCATACTTCGTGTCCTGCTGCAATAAGACGACGGGACATTCCTTCTCCCATGCGTCCTAAACCGATCATTCCAACTTTCATACATTAACTATTCGTAGGTTGAGGTCCTCCTTTTGGTCCACTGTATCCAAATGCATCAGTAACTTCTATGCCATTATTATCGACAATTATAGTCATAACACCATGAATATTCTCAGCAATGTTAGAATTCTCCCATTTAGAGATTTCTTCGGACCAATTATCGGGTAACCACTTATATGTAGTGCCAGAAGACACTATATGTGACACTGATCTGTCATGAGATGCACACTTTTCATCATATCTTCTCTGGTTATCTGAAGCTGGTTGTCCCAATGGTGCAACTTTAGATGTCCAAGAAGCAACTTGGAACTCAAAACGTGGTCTTAGTCCCTCGGCAGTAAACTCCAATGCAATACTAGATGCAATGTCTTCACTTTGGAAATAATCGCCATCCATGATATTAAGAACACTCTGTACGTTTCTATAGATTGATGTATTTTCATCAAACATGTGAGAGATGGCATTCCTTAGTCTGTCTGCGTTTTCACCCGATTTCTTAGACAGAACAACCTTAAATGTCTTTCTATAAACATCAATAACAATGGTGTCGATGTCATAATCCCACACAAAATTTTCTTCTTCTTCGTGTGTATCGCTGTGATTATCTTCGATATTATATGGTCTAGGTGGGGGATCAGTTTCACCCTGATTAGTTTTATGTGGATCCGCATTGGGAACCTCAAACACATCCACCTCAGAGAAATCTAAGTAAGATAAAGCATCCTTTAATGGTTGTGTATTGTTATTTCCCGTAACATTTGCAGCAAATGCAGCAATGCAATCAATGGTTACCTTGAATAGTGGTAAGTCACCATTGAATGACAAATATTCTAGTGGTTGGTCTGGATTAGAAGCGTAAAACTTATATCCTAAGATATACCCAAGATACTTAAAGATCTTATTATGGAAGATAGTTCCATTATGTGCTTGATACTGTTCAATATTCGTAGGAATCTTCTTTCTAAACCCATATGATTTTTCATTAGTAGTTGATACTTCAAAGTAACAACCTTCATCAAATCTAACAGATCCTTTATCATACCAAGGTTTGGCAAATAAAGACTCATTAGAATCTACAATGCGCTGGATATTATCAACATCTTCTTGTCCGATTAGATTTGGATATTCACCAGACTTAATGAGTTTTTGTAGAAGTTCTAAATTGACCATGTTTCTCCTTTTTGATTCCCAAACCAGGCGATTACACTATATCTAATTCCCTTTGTTACTGGTTTAACCTCATGTGGGTAGAGTAAATTACTCGGATATACATGCATTGAGTTAGCAACGTTATGCAAGTAAGTGTCTTTCCAGAAACACAATTCACCGCCTTCATAATTATCATTTATATGATATGATAATGTTAAAGACGTAGCATCACCATCAGAGTCTGAATGTGATGATAAAAACCCATTCTCTGGGTATTTACATAACCAGTAACCGCTATATTTATCGTAATCCTTAGGCAATAGGTCACCAAAATCCCTGTAAACTTTGGGCATGGTTCGCATTACTGCTTTATGTACTAGATCATATATCTCGCCATGGACAGGTTCTAATGCAACTTGATATCTGTATCCATCTAAGTTATAAAATTCACCTTCTGGTTTCTTTACTTCCTCAAATTGAAAAGTATCACACAGATATAACAATCTATCATGATCAACATCAGTTAAAACTTTCTCATAATGAAAGAAATAATCAGAAAGAAGTCTCATAGAAAGTAGTCAGCAGCAACAAATCCAGACATGGATACTCTTGGGTTATCTTTAAACCACCCTGGTCTAACAACAGCATGATGCCAAACATATGATGGATAAATTACAAGTCGATTGAACTTCATGGGAACCATAAGTTCTTCTACGTATTCATCTTCAATTAGAGCAGTGTCTAGTTCAATCTCATCATCTTTCTTTTGATTATAGAAATCATATTGCCACTCTTTATAGTTCCAGTAATTCTCTGTTCTTTTAAATCTCTTGTCTACATTTTCCATGTTCACAATACCACACTGTTTGTGTTCATAGAATGATGTACCACCCTTACATTCTTCTTCTGGGTTTAGGTACAGAACATAAGCGAACATTGCAGGATCAACATGTGGTTGAAGTTGCAATCGTTTGCATTTAACATCAGTGTACATGATATTAATTTGATGACTGAATCGCATTTGCTCTTCAACACAGTCATTGAAGTCTGTATACTTATTGATAAACAGAGTGACTAATTTCTGTATATCAGAGAAACCTATACTTAAATGTGCCTGATATCCAGGAAATACTTCTTCTGGATTACTCAGATCATTAAATTCTGCAGGTGCTTTTTCTACAATATTTTTAATAAATTGGTCTGGATTTGCCAGAACATTATCTACAGTGATAATGGGATGATTCTGATCTGGTCCGACTTTTACACAGTCAAATTGAAGATCATCATTTACTCTAAGATCATCTGGATTTACAAAATTTAAATTCATCGTAAGGCATCATTTCAAGTATTTATTACATGTTATGGAACTTGTGATCTAGTATGCATCTGTATAGATCGTTCTTTAGATCTAATAAATGTTCTTGCTCAGCAGGATGTCGGGAGGGAAATCCCTCCCAATTCTTTATCCTTTCGTTCACACAGTAATATAGAAGATGTATATCTTCTATTGAAAAGTCAAGGACGAAGGCATCTTCTTCGTCCCGAAACTCTTCGTTATCCATTATTCGCCTCTTTCGAGTTCCTCAATTCTACCACGCAACTCCTCAATTTGGTTCTGTTGTTCCTTAATAGATTCGATAAGTAGTGGAACAAGTCTATCATACTGTACGGTCAGGTATTCATCAGCGGCACGTCTCTTGACTGCCTCAGGAACAACTTTCTGGACATCTTGTGCAGATAGACCAATTTGTAGTTCTCCTGGGTTGAATCCAAGTTCTACACCCTTCTCATTCCAGGTATAATTGAATCCAGTCAGAGTCAACAGTCTCTCTAGAGATTTCTCTAAAGTTTGAATGTTGGTCTTCAGTCTGATATCAGAAGCGTATGCAGTAATGTTACCACCAACGGATAGGTTAGATCCATCGAAGGAAAGATTACTTGTGGTGGTGGTATTGTTATTGGAGGAGTTGTAAAGGACTCTTCCACCAGAACCAACAACGTCTGTTGCGAGAGATGCAGTTGCAGCATTACCACTAACAGTACCAGTAAACGTTCCATTAACAGTCATGTTTTGAACTGTTAATGTAGTTCCATTGAACTGAAGATTGCTACTGGTTGTAGTGCTGTTCGTGGAACTGTTGTATGGAATACGACCACCAGTACCTGCAACGTTTGCAGCAAGAGTTGCATTGGTTGCATTACCGTTCAGGTTACCATTAATCTGAGTACCAGAACTCATTGTGATGTTTCCACTGAATGTAGTGGCCTTCAGAGTAGAGTTACCAGTGATATTCAGAGAAGAACCAGTAAATGCACCACCGTTGAAGGAGTTTGCATATACAACATCAAACTTAGAATCACCGTTTTGTCTTACAACAACAGTGTTTCCTGATTGATCATCCCAGGATGTAGTATATCCATCAAGTAGGTCAGCGTTCAAGTTAGTAACTTTGGTGTTTGAGGCAACAATAAATGGTGCAACACCGTTACCAGCAACAGAGGTGTATGTGAACGCCCTCATTGTACCTTGGTCACCAGCATTGATCGTCATGTTCTTGCTGTTACCACCAGCAGACAGATCAGTGATGATACCAACGTTGGCATACAGGTTCTGTGTAGTAACCTTACCGCCTGGTTTCATGTTGATGTCCTGCATGGTGCAGGCAGAACCAACCAGAGAGGTGATAATACCAGAGTTGACGTTAATCTCCAGGGATGCCTGACCAGGACCAGGATTACCTAGACCACCAATATATCTGGATCTTAGACCAGTAATGATACCTGCCTGAATATAACAATCAGGACCAAACAGGTCATCAGTGAAGTGCAGGTCTGTAGCAGTAACTGCAACACCAGAGATATTCTCAGAAACAATATTGGTAGATGTTAGGTTAGTAACAATACCAGATTGTGCATAAAGTTGTGGAGTAATTGCATGGTTGGAAATACTCAGGTTTGTAACGATGCCAGTGAAGATTCTGTTCTCGTTAACATATTGTGTACCAACATGTGCAAGAGTTGTAATACCAACATCAGTGTACGCTCTGGTGAAGGACGCATCCGTTGCCTTAAAGTCAGTAGAGATACCACGTTTTGCGTAGAAGTCTTCTCTAACAGAGAGAGTATCAATACCAGATTGAACTGCGGTTAGGAATGTAACGTTGACAGAACCACCATCACACTCCAGATTACCAACATCAAGTGTACCAGCATGTGTACTTACACCAGTGTAGGTAGAATCGAATGGACCTTCGATCTTAATGTGTGCGGCAGGTTTGAAGGTTACATATGTACCAACGATCTCAATATTGTTGAGTCTCGATGTGCCACCTTCATCAACAATGGTGTAGTATCCATAGTTCTCCCAGGGAATACCCTGTTGAGAAATACCACCAGTTGTGTTATAACCCCAAAGATTGACAAGTTGTCTAACAACAATGTTATCGTAAGTAACACCAGAGAAGGTCTGGTTAGAAGCGAAGGTAACAATACCAGAAACATAGAGGTCTTTGATCTTAGCAACACCATTGACTTCCAGTGCGTCTCTGAAGTTAAAGACGCCAATACCAGATTGACCAATACCCAGTTGATCAAACTTGTAGAAGGATCTATCTCTTTCTTGAGAAACTGCACCAAATCTTCTCCACTCACCCTCAGCATAGATGTGACCAAGGTAACCGCCAGCATCAGGAATACCGACGAAGGATAGGTCACCAGATCTCTTAGATCCAGTTGGAGTAGAAATACCAACCGTCAGAAGTTTACCCTGTGGAGCATCACCTCTGAGGAAGAAGTTAACGGTTTCAATACCCTCGTTAGAGTTGTTGGTTAGTTTCTGAGTGAAGTTGACAGGACCGTAGAACTGAGAAGTTCTGTTGTTGTTATCGCCACCCTCAACAGTGATCGACTCTCTAACAAGAACTTCATCAAATACACCAGAGGTTCTCTTAGATGCCTCTGCCTCAGCATCATCACCTGTATATGTAAATACTGGTGCCTCGATAACTTCTTCTTCACCAGTAATAGAGGATAGTCTCTTATAACCCGTGTAGAAGTCACCAGAGTCGTTCATACCAGTGTAGACGACTGTACCACCATCTAGTTCCTTCTTCTGTGCCGCAAGGGTCTCCTCGTCCGTTAGAACGCGATCCTGTTTCTGTGGCAGAGAGGTTGAATAGTTACCAGAACCATAACCAAGATATTCAAATGTGTGACCAGATGCACGAAGAATAGAAGGTCTACGAAGTTCCATTGGAAGAATCGTAATCTTCTTGATCGTTGTTCCTACTAGAGCAGGAGCAGATAGTGTACCGAACTGACCACGAGTAACTTTGTTAATGTTATCGTTGACGAATCTAACGATCTCACCGTTAATCATGCAGTAGTCTCCCTTACGGAAACCATCAGTTGCAGTCAGAGTGATAGTTGTATCAGTTGTAGTTAATGGTGCAGCAAGAGTTGTGGAAATACCTGCATAGAAGTAAGATGCCCTACCAGCAAGGTTGTTCTCACCAAGACCAAGAGTCTTACCGTTTGCACTGATACCAGTACCAAATAGTTTAGCGTCTGTAACTGAATATGCAGTTGCAATACCTGCAGTATGAATACCAACCTTAAAGTGGATTGCTCTTAATGGATTATTAGCATCAACGTCATCAACGATGAAGGTTCTGTCATCAAATAGAGTGTTGCCCGTTCCTTGAATGACAAAAGCATTACCAGCAACTAGAGTATGATTATCTCTAGTAATGACTTGGCAATCACCAGTGGTTCTATCGAGAACATCAATGTAGGTAATACCAGCACCAACATTGGCATGAGTATATGTTGGATATCTTCTATCGTCTCTATCCAGATAGTATGGATCTAGTCTTCTAGATGTGCCGATCTCAACAGAGATGGACTTAGCAGTAGGAATATCAACGATCTTGAATGTACCGTTGAGTTTCTTATCTTCAAAACCAGATAGTGTTAGACCATCACCTTTATTGTCAAAGATAGATGTAACTTGAACAACAGCATTAGTAGTGGGAGCACCTGCAGGGAAAGCAGATACGGTCATGGTGTTACCTACACCATAATTTGTGCCACCATCAATTAGTTTGACACTGGTAACAGTACCAGATGCAGAAACTTGAACTTCTGCGGCAGCATTAGCACCACTCAACTGGTTGTTCTGTAGGTCTGCAGAGTAAATTACCGTGGCAATACCAGAACCATTGTTATATCCAGAACCAGGATCAATGATAGAAATCGACCTAATCTGATTGAACTGGTGTTCAATATCAGTATACATTGTCAGGGTGGTGTTACCAGTACCAGAGATGACGGCACCAGTTACAGCGTAACCAACCTGATGTCCATGCATGAAGTAACTCAGTGCCTCACGAGTAACTGAGTTCTTTCTATCGTTTGTAATAACATTACCAATAACACTAGCATCTGCATATGTTACTGCTGGTTGTGGATCGGATTCGTAGTTGTCTCTATCCTGTTGTGGGTAGAGGTTTCTAACGTCCTGAGAGAATGATTTGAACGATACACCAAATCCAAGATCTTTATCAAGTGGAATAGATCCACAAACCATGGTGATGTTATAGATACCATCTTGACCAGAGATACCAGGAACGTGTGGTTTTGCTTCTTGGACTCTATAGACAGTAAATGTATCAGTAGACTTTGCTCTCTGAACAGTTGGTAGAGACTCAATTTGTTGTTGAGTAGTTCTCTGGTTTACTTGGTTCTTGAATACACCAGGATCCGTACTGATTCCAGCGACAGTAAACT